TCAGAAAGGGCAGCGGCGACACCAGGTCGCAGCTTAGGAGCTTTCTCCTTCTTGCCCTTCTGCTTTGGGTGGTTCACACGTCCAATGATAGCAGACTGTGCCTTCGCAGCTGCTTTCTTGTCGTGTAAAGACTGCGCCTTGCGCGCAGCCTTGCTCTCGGCCTTGGTCATAGGGCCATACATGGTCAAAAGATATAAAATCAATTTCGAAACGCGGTTGATGGCCATCTCACCGCATAACGAAAGCGCAATCCCAACTATCCAGTCGGGGGCGCCCATGTTGAGAGCATGGTCGTCCGTTCCTGTGTAAGACCCGTGACTACCATTAATTTGCTGCTCCAGCTTGTGGATGCATCTGCACACGGGAATAAAATTTTGTCCCGTAAAGAACATCATCGTGCTCACAATCGCACGCTTTTGTGATGCCTCAATATCTGATCCACGGATATTGAGGATGTCCTTGGCAATTTGATGCACCTGGTATCCTGGCATAGCATGGTCATCTGTGTTTGTAAACGAACCATGGGATCCCATCAGCTTTTCATCACCCAGCTTCTTGGATCCCTTGTTCCGTCCTCGTAGAGCCACAGACCCCGATTTCTTATCGAGTGACTGACGAACAGACTGCGTGACCACTTTGCGCTTGTCCACGCGTTTCTTCTTAAGCACATCTCCGTCACGGCGTTTCGGTGCCGACTCGATGTGTGCTTGAACCTCCGTCAGTATTTGCTCCACCTCCTCCTTGTCCTTCGGAGGGATTGGTTGGTCCGCGGGCTCTTCAGCACTCACGAACACAATGGGCGCTGCCTTGACGTCCTCCTTCGTTGAAGGTCCGTACACTAGGCCATCGACAGCGACAGGATGCTCGGCTTTGATCTCATCATCGACGTGGATCCACTCAGGCGGATTCATCAGCATGGCTATAGCGGTCTCGCTGCCCGCTTTTTCGCCACGCAATGCGCCTATCCATGCGTCATAGAGTAACCAGCACGCGCCTGGGAGCGACTCCAGCACATATTCCTTGGACTGGTAATCCGGGAATTGCTGAAATTGCTCGTCAGCGGGGTTGGAAGCAAACCAGCTTGCCAACTCAGCACCGACCACATTGTGATTATTCAACCCACCTTCTGTGATCTTGACCAGATCATCGTGGGCCACGCAGTGGCGGACAGCCTCGGCGGCCCAGTCGCCGAGAGCGAATGTGTAGCGATCAGTCAAATACAATGACAGTGCCTTCATCCGCATTTTCAAAAAGGGCGTCCAGTTCCCGGTAAGTGGACCGGAAACATTGATCTTCAGGGCCTGGCGCAAGACGTCACAAGTGTTGAATGAGTTGCCCCACCACACTTCTTCGCCAAACACACGTGAGAGCATGTCAATTCTCTCGCCCCGTTGAGCAATCTTCACCTTGAAGTTCTGACCATGAGACTGTTCATCTTTATTCAGACAGGCGGGATTTAT